AATTTAGTTTCATTATTCATTCTCATCTCTTCCTCACTGGTACGTCTATTGTCCATGAAGACGATTCTAATTTAACTAGATCAAAGTTCTTCTTAAACTCCTTCTCTCTTTCCTTTCGTTCCTTCTCCATTGTTAACTCAACAGTTTCAATAGTTCTTTCACCATAATTAGGTTTATTTGGATTTTTTAAACCCATATAATCTAAGATAGCACCATCTACCATGAACCAGAGTGCATCCCAAGTGATAGTCTCTCTCAGTTTAACTGCGATCCTATCAATATCTTCACCATCAAGATACTCACCAGTCGCTACTGCTTTCGAGTAATCTTCATACTGAGTCAAGAGTTTTGCTCTTGCTTCTACCAACTTGTTAAGGTTGATAGTAATCTTCACGTCATCATCAATAGCCATGATTAATACTCTCTTTTGTCTGCATAGTAATCACCCAATGCTCCACTCATTAGAGTTTCACTAATCTCACCTGCTGGTGTGGTAACAGTAGGTACTTTAATGTTATTCTTCTTACCTGATTCTAATGGTGGAGTGTGTGGATTAGGTAAGTTTCTTACAATTTCAATCACTTGATCTCTTATCTCCATCAACTCATGATAACATTCTTGATTATGGGCACATCCTCTCAATCTATCATCAGGTTTATGTAAAGACTCTAGCATGAGAGTCTTACCACGTTCCCATTTGTCTTGTTTAGTTTCGCTCATTTCTTCCTCTTTTCTTTCAGTATGTATGACTTAGCAAAATCAAAGTTCCTTGCAGTATGCACCCACTCACCATTGTGGATGATAGCAAGTTTCTTACCACCTTCCGTAGTTGGTACTGCTGCCCATGTTCCATCTTTGGTTATGTAACCTGTCTTCTCTTCTATAGCTTTCTTATAGAAAGTTTGGTAGTTAGTGCATCTACTCACCTATGATGTCCTCCAACTTGAAGATACTTACTAACTCTAAGTCTGCCTCTTTCATAGCAGCATCCGCTTCACCATCCTCTTGTCTATCTACAATAGCAGCAACACGATTCACCACGTAACCAGCATCACGAAGTCTCTTGACTGCCTGAATTGCTGATCCACCTGTGGTAATCACATCTTCAAGAACAGTAATCTTAGCACCCTTCTCAGGTAGTTTACCTTCAATGTATGCTTGAGTGCCATGTCCTTTTGCCTCTTTACGGACAATCAAAGCATCAACTTTGATCTTATCCAGACCACAGACCACAGCAACACCACTCACTAGAGGATCTGCTCCTAGTGTCAGACCTGCAACTGCTACAACATCTTCTTCTACACTTGATAGAAGCATTAGACTAGCAAGTGTAAGACCTCTTGAACTCAGTGTAACTGGTTTACAGTTCACATAATGTTCGCTCTTACGACCTGATGAAAGAGTATAGTCACCCTTGCGGTATGCTTTTTCTTTCAGTAATGTGAGGAGTTCGTCTTTAAAATTTGGCATTTACACTAATAACTCTGGCGTTTGGGTTTCTAGCAAGAGCAACTTGTCTTGCTTCTTGATAGTTTACAGCATGAACCTCTTCACTGAACGTCTGTCCAGCAACATAGAGTTTAACCTCGCATTTCATTAGAAATCCTCCGAATGACTGTATTATACTATATCTAATATATTTACGCTAGGCTCTTGTGACACTTTTGTAGCTGGATGATATTCCTCCACCCTCTTTTGAATTAGATTACCATAGTCCTCATGCAACTCACATCCAATGTAGTCTCTACCTAGTGATTTTGCTACCATAGCAGTCGTTCCTGACCCCATGAATGGATCTAATACAATGTCGCCTTCCTCGCTTCCTGCCTTGATACAGGGTTCAATCAGGTCGGGTGGATAAACTGCAAAATGTGCCTCTTTGTATGGTTTATTTGTTATACTCCATACTGATCTCTTGTTCTTTGTAGGGTAACTCTTACTTAACCCTGAATGTGGTTGTAATCCTGTTCCTTCATTATGATACTTACCATTAGTTCTATCTCTGGTTCCCCAGTCCTTTGCTGGTTCTTTGATTGCTTCATTATCATAGAAGTATTTCTTATTCTTACTAAACAAGAAGATATACTCATGCGACTTAGTGCATCTATCTCTCACACTCTCAGGCATTGGATTAGGTTTGTGCCATATAATATCCTGTCTAAGATACCATCCATCTGCTCTCATAGCAAATGCAAACATCCAAGGAATACCAATCAAATCTTTTTCTTTTAATCCTTCAAGTTTGTTTCCTCTGCGAGGACACATATCTGGTAGGTCTTGTTTAGTATTTGAGACTGTTTGTTTAACCAATCCTTGTCCTCTACCTGGCCTGTAATTATAGTAACTATCCCCAAGATTAACCCAACAAGTTCCATCATCTGTAAGCACATTGCGAACCTCTCTGAATACTTTAACTAATTCATCAATAAACTCTTCTGGTGATTGTTCCTGTCCTATCTGTGAATCTTCTCCACCATAATCTCTTAGACCATAGTAAGGTGGGGATGTAACACACATCCTTGCTTTCTCATCAAACTCTTTAAGAGTTTTCCTACAATCACCAAATAGAATTGTATCTCTCATCTTGTTATAACACTGGTTGCTGCTTCGCCTTTGTTGAAGATAGTATCAACAACTGCTTCTACTTTACGTGCAGTAGAGATACCAACCTTAGAGTAAACTGGAACACATACTAAACCGTATGCTTTGTCAGTTGCCCCCTTGCGGATCACTCTACCGATTGTTTGACTGATACCAATGTAATCCATAGAACGCAAGAATAGAACTGCTTCAAGACCATTTACATTGATACCCTCAGATAGGATGCTGTGATGCAAAACTACAAACTTAGTGTAATCATCCTTACCCCACGTATTTAATACCTCAAAGAACTTATCTCTGTTGACTTTCTTACCATTGATAACAGCACCAGTCTTAGCAGTGATATACATCCAGTTGTAACCACGCTCTCTCAACTGAAAGCAAAAGTCAGTTTGTGATACTAGGTTTGTAATCTGCTTAGTTGACTTAGCACAGATAAGAACCTTGTCTTTCTCTAAGTTATCAATAGAATCAATCATCTGCTCACAATCTCTATCAGCAACTAACTCATGCTTGTCTAGCAAACGTGACTCATATACTTCTACCTTTGGTGGTAGAATGTAACCTTGATCTACTAAGTGTGGTGCTGGAACCTGACAGATTACCTGACCGTACACTCTGCTATGATTCATTCCTGCTTTGAAAGGAGTAAGACTATGCTTAGGAGTAGCAGTAAAGAAAAAGCACCTGTTAGACCCACCAGTTGCATAAAATTCAACAGAAGGGTAAAAGTTTCGTTGTACACTGTTATGTGCCTCATCAAAGTAAACTACATCAACTACAATATCGCTCTCTTGTACTCTATGTAATGAGTGGTATGTTGTAAAGATTAATTGATTAGATTCATAGCATAGGAAGTTATGGTATCTAATGTCATTAACTTTGGTTGAAGAGAAATGATCTGTTTCACCACTGTGAACATGCATGACTCTAACATCGTTGAACTCTCCTGTTTCCAAGAATTCAGAACATAGTTGCTCTGCTAACAGGATGCGTGGAGCGACTACGACAATGGTTGCAATCTCTTGTGTACGGAATACTCTCTTAGCATCCTCTATCATACACATGGTCTTACCACCACCAGTAGGCACAATTACTTGACCCTTTGGATTGTTTGCCATAGCATCCAGAGCATCAATTTGGTGTGGACGTAATGGCATTAATGAATTTCAACTGAACATAGTATAGCATAAAAAAAGACCCTGTGTAGGGTCTTGTGACACCTTCGCCACTGGTTGCCTTAAAGAATTATAGAACTTGTCCTACAAACCATACAAAGGTATGTATAGAAATTAAAATTTTGACTATTGAACAAAATTAATAGTTCCAACCATTCCACCATGTATTGTACACTGATATACTATACTTGCGGGTGCATCGTAAGGAACTGTTAATATTTGTGTGCCAGTTGTAGAACCTGTTAAGAATGAACCACCAGGTGCATATGCAGATCCACCAGAAGTTACCCTTAATTCAAATGGATGACTGCCTCCTGTTGAATTCTCTAAGATATATGTAAAACCTCGATGGAAGTATAAAGTAGGATTATCGTCAGTATTCAATGAACCAGCACCAGCAAAACGATATGCAGATGCCCCATTAGAAGTTATGTAATACTTAATCGCAAATGCTACATCACTACCATTTCCAGTTGTAGTACTAGATCTAAATCCTGTTGCAGTAGAAATACCAGTGGTTACTGTTCCATGATCAGTTGTCTCGAATTTTTTATTAGAATTAAAATATACATCCACACTCCCATTACTACTACATTCAATGTATTTTTCATCATCATCCTGATTTTTAAGCAATAAAGTATTAGCACGTATTCTCAGTTCTCCACCACTATTTCTCAAGAAAGTATGCGAACCCCCATGCCATATCTGGAAATCAGTATTGTCACCAAATATTAATCTAGTATCATCATATAAAGTTAAATCACTCGAAGACTGATCCCATTTTGCATTAGACCCTGCACCCTTAAAACTTACATCATTATTAAATGTTGCAATACCAGTTACATTTAAATCTGTGCTTAATCCAACATTACCAGAGAATGTAGAAATACCACTAACACCTAGTTCAGTAATTCCTGTAATCTTTGTTATATCATTTCCCTTAATAATTCCATACGTTCCATCCGAATATATTTGCAAATCATTTCCATCACCAAATGCAATTTGTGCAAGATCATATAACTTAAATTTACTGGTTGCCTCATCCCATAATGCATTATAAAGTGCACCTTTAAATTGTACATCATTATTAAATGTAGAAATACCAGTTACATTAACACTACCACGAATATCTAATTTTGCTGTTGGTGCAATAGTTCCCACACCAACATTTCCAACAGAGTCGATGCGAAATTGTTCATTTCCACCAGTATGGAGAGTAATTGTATCATTAGAAGGAAATCTTATCTTTGTATTTGAATCTCCTGTGTGATATATCGTATCAGCAATGTCTA